CTGGGTCTGGGTCTGGGTCTGGGTCTGGGTCTGGGTCTGGGTCTGGGTCTGGGTCTGGGTCTGGGTCTGGGTCTGGGTCTGGGTCTGGGTCTGGGTCTGGGTCTGGGTCTGGGTCTGGGTTGTTTGTTAAAAAATGCCCTGTTTTTGACAAACGTTTGTTATCTGGGCGCGCGGGTCGCGAGAATAACAAACAAAAAAAGACCCGCACTAGGCGGGTCTGCTGGGTTGCTGGTGGCGTTTATCTAAATAGCGCGGGGATATGCTCCCAGAATAGAACTGCGCTTAATAGCGCACCTAATAGACACGCGCCGAGTACTTCCCAAATACTGGGGTGGCGGTTATTTTCCATCATGCGTCCTCGTAATTGTTTAAGGGTTTAAGCCACGCGAAAGTCGCGCGCGCTTTGGCTGGGTCTGTTATCAGATTAACAAACCAGTCCTCGCTTATATCGCCGTCTATTGTCATCTCGCAGATTTCTGCGAACGCGTCTATGCCGTACATCTCCGCAAAATCAACGCTGGACGCTAGAGATACGCTAGACGCTTTATCTAAGCCCATGTCAGATAAAACCATGAGATATTCCGCCACGTTATCGTCAAAATCCCAGCGAGTATTTCGCGCGCTGGTCTGGGTGCTGGGCATAATTTTCCAGTTATCCTCCCAGCCCGCGCCGTCATCGTCCCAACGTTCATACGCGCCCGCCACGCCATAATTCGCGCGTCCATATCCATAACTGGGTGCGTAGGTCTGGCGTATTGGTTTTTGGTTTACTTGCTGGGTTGCCAGCTTTCCCAGTTTGGACGCTTTCTTGCTTACTGGCGCGCTCTTACTGGTATTGGACGGCGCAGTCCACGCATAAGTGTTGGAGAGCCACAAACCTCCCCAGAATACGCCAGCATTTTGGTTGATAGTGGCAACGCGTCCCGCGTTATCCATTAACACAAATTTATTACCAGACCCTATATGGTCGCCAACAATTTTAGAAAATGCTGGGTGCATAAAAAATTCAGGATTACCTGCCAGCATAGGTCGCAGATAGTCGCGGATATAGTGCCACGTGTCTGACTTGCTGGGGTCGGCTTTGTTGCCAGTACTCAAAATCCCATTGTGCATAAGGGCTAAGTCCATGCCGTGTTCTGCATGGTTTAAGACCATATAGGGGTGACAATTCTCTAGGTCGGTGTCGCCATGCGTTCTCATGCGTAGGTGATACGCGCAGTCCTTCCCAGCAATATGCGCGTTATAAAACGCGATAAACTCCGCGTCTGTTTTTGGGAGAATTTTCTCCATAATCAGACAATTGTTTTCGGAATACATAACGCCTACGCCGTCTGAGTTGTAACTAAAAAAGTCAGAAAGCCAATGGGCTGGTAGTACTGGCGCGGTTGTTGGTTGGTTGATAAGTAAGCACATGATTAGATTTCCTCTAGGTTGGTTGTTGGTTGGTTGTTGGTTGTAACGCGCCGTGTATCTGTCTTAGGTTTAAAGGGTAGCGTGTAACCTTTGTCAGTCAAATAAGCGCGCAGGTGGCGCGTGTCGCGTCTGTTATTTTCCAAGCAAATGTATTGCAGAAAATTCGCAGTTGTAAGTTGCGTCTGGGACGTATCACGCGCAAAGAACCACGATATGAACGAGAACTCTAAACAAGCCATAATAGTTGTGTATTTGAGTGAACCCTTAAACAATCTGAATTCTACTGTCTTCTCGTTATTAAAATTTAAGGCTTCGTAACGACTAGAGTTTAAGTTGCGGAGCGCGTTGCGTTTGCGTGAGCCGTTGCGATAGTCGCGTTCGTAGTCGTCTGGTTGCGTTGCGCGTGTCTCTGGGTGCGCGGTGCGTACTGCGTCCTTAATCCACGACTTATCCACGCTCTTATCCTTAAACACGCTATAAGACGATTCCGTCCTTCTGGCGATTGTTTTAATAAGGTCGTGATTCTTTTCATCGTTGATAAACAAAACTAACTTGCTTGCGTGTAGTAATGACATTCCTGCTTTGCACACGTGGACGTGTAGCCCACACGTTCTAGTGTTGTGCGATTTAGCACCTGCAAACCTTTGCTTGAAAAATGCTAACTGCTCCGCGTGAACGTCCAGACCCGTGTACCCAGTTACCATTTCAAATCCGCAGTCTAGTGAGCCGTCCTGCTCGCATAGTGCATATTGTTTGCCAGCGTCCACGCGATATCCCAGCGCGCCCAGTAGCTCTCCTGCTTTGTTGTAGCGGTCATATCCTTCGCCGATTTCCATTTCCAATTCGAGACCCAGTAAGACGCACGTTTTCCTGTCGTCGTACTTGCTGGGGATATGCCCTAATTCGTGTTTGCTTGAGTGGTACTCACCGATAACAGAATTATTCTCTCTTTCGTCTTCGTCTTCGTCCTGCGTGTCATCGTCTGCCACGTACATATCGCGCCTGTCTGAGTAGTGATATCTACTAGAACGGCAGTCTTCGCAGACGTAGTAATCGCCGTCATAAATTGAGCACAAATCGCCGTCCAAAAATAAATAGTCGCAGTCATGGCACTCGGCAAATTGATCTGAAAATAAGTCGCGCAACGTATCTAGCCAACGCGCGCGCCCTAAGTTTAGGTGCTGGTTGATAACATCTAGCGCGCTCTGGGGGTCGTCGTCGCGTATCGCGTCTGTTAGATTTTTGCCCAGTATTTTCCATGCGACTTTTGCGCGTAGATAGCGCGTGGGGTTGGTCGCGGTGCTAGTGCCTAGTGCGCGCTCGTAACGCGTGGCGCGTCTGTCTGGTGCGTAACGTTCGCGGATTAGGTTGCGCTTATCTGCGCTGGTGCTGTAGCTTGAGCCGTGATTCCTGATGTAGGTTTGTAAGTCCATTTTGAATTTTCCTCTAGGTTAGTCAAAATTTGAGCGTGGATCGCCCAGACCCGATTATCAGGATTTTCTCTATATAGGTCAAATTGTTTTCTGGCAATTTGACGTAGTGCTAAAACGCTATGTCAAATTGTCAAATATGGGGCTTGAATTGTTATTTTGACTAGGTGAAATGACTTAACACGCAAGCCATATAGCTACTGGGTTTAGGGGGTGCGTTTAGCTAAATTGTTATACCTTATGAGGATTTTAATAATCCAAAAATCAATATATGGGTTTGGTGTAGACGTGCGAGGAGTCAGCGACTTAAAACGGCATGGAAATTTGACAATTTGACAATATTTGACAATCTCTAGTCTGGGTGTCTGGGTGCTGGTCTGGGTGCGTGTTTGGTTGGTGCTGGTTGCGTGTTTGCGTGTTTGCGTGTTGCTGGTTGCGTGTTGCTGGTTGCGTGTTGCTGGTTGCGTTCAGGTAAATTTTCATCACGCCTTTGGATGCTCCCAGCAGACCGCACTCAGCATTATCTAAAATGCACTGATAAGACCATGACAATATGACCTTAAAACCTTTATTCTTGTTTTACATAACGTACGTTATACGCAATCGGCAGTCTGCTGGGTGCTGTCTGCATTATGTTGAACGGATTATATCGATTATCTCAATTATTATATATAATGCTAAGTTGTTGATTTATATAGGGATTTTTTTGCCTATTAAAAAAGAAAAAGGGGGTCATTAATATCCCCCCACCACGCAACTCCGTTAGCAAAACTCAAAAAGCTACCCGCATACAGCAAAAAAGCTAAATATAAAACCCAAAAAAATTTTTTAATTTTTAATACTGCAACACATTCTTTTACACTAGGTAAATCTTGTTTGACATAATTTGTGCTTTTTATAAAAATGCACTAATATTCACCTTATTTACGAGGAAAAAGGGAAGAATATGAAGATATTTGGGCTACCAGCCAATTTTTTCTCTATTGAAGTAAAAGTAGATCGAATTGTTGCTACTGAAGAAGAACTCGGTAAAATTTTCGATGCCGCTTTTAAAGGCATTACAGGCGACTCTCTTGCACTTGCTTCAGGCTTCATGCCCAAAGCATTTGCCGTATTGCGCGAATCAGACGAAAACGTAGCGAACGCTATTTCAGTCGGTACTGCCATGAATGAGATGATGCTATCTACTGTAGCCAATGAAAAAGCAATAGATGAACGCGATTTAAAAGCGTTACAGTTTTTACTGACCCACAAACACAACTGGAAACCAGCTAGACCAGACAATGACGCAAACGGCGATGTAACCATCAATGTAAGAAATTGGCTACCTGACCCAGAAATTAATGACAACTGAAATTGGTTTTAATTTGCCCATATTGCATAAAGGGCAAGAAACACTATTCAAACAACAAAAACGTCTAAACGTAACAAGGTGCGGACGGCGTTGGGGTAAGACTCGATTTTTAGAATGGTTGGCGGCAAGAGGCGCGGCAAACGGCAAGTCTGTTGGAATCTTCGCGCCCGAGCATAAACAGTTAGCAGAGCCGTGGGATCACTTGCGCGATATGCTCGACCCCATCATCAAAACGGCAAACAAGAACGAAGCCACGATGAAGCTAATCGGCAAAGGCAAAATTGACTTTTGGACGTTAAATGACAATGAATTAGCTGGGCGCGGACGCGAGTATGACTTAGTGCTGATTGATGAAGCTGGATTTACTAAGTCCCCGCAAATGAAAGATGATGTATGGTTCAAAGGAATCAAGCCGACCATGCTGACAACTCGCGGAATAGCGTGGGTGTTCAGTACGCCAAACGGCGTTGATCCAGACAACTTCTTCTATGCGGCATGTAATGACGACAGTTTGGGATTTGCAACCTTCCATGCGCCAACTAGTACAAACCCTTATGTGCCATTAGATGAGCTAGAACGCGAAAGAGTCCGCAACCACCCGATGGTGTTCAGGCAAGAGTATTTGGCTGAGTTTATTGATTGGTCAGGAATTGCGTTCTTCTCCGTAGACAAACTGCTGGTCAACCATGAGCCAATTCAGTACCCCGAAAAGTGCGATTCTGTGTTTGCCGTAATGGATTGCGCGGTAAAAGGCGGTAAAGAACATGACTCAACTGCGGTAATCTACTTTGCATACAATGAGCATTTAGGTATACCTTTAACAATTTTAGATTGGGATGCGGTCAATATTGACGGCGCTCTGCTAGAAAACTGGATTCCTAGCGTGTTTAGCCGATTGGAAGAATTGGCAAGACAATGCAAGTCGCGCAACGGCGTGACAGGTACATTTATCGAAGATACTGCCGCTGGGTCAATTTTGCTCCAACAAGGCAGAAACAGAGGCTGGAACGTCCATGAGATTGATAGCAAATTAACTCAATCTGGCAAAGACGAACGGGCAATCAACGTGTCTGGCTATTACCATCAAGAAAAAATGAAAATTAGCGAATATGCGTTTAACAAAACCATGACGCTCAAAGGAACAGCCAGAAACCATTTATTAACCCAACTAGCAAACTTTCGGATTGGCGACAAAGAAGCCTTCAAACGAGCAGACGATCTATTAGATTGCGCTGTCTACGGATTAGCTATTGCGCTAGGGGATAAGTATGGGTTCTAATGCTATTATGGGCAAAATATATTTCTAGGGAATAATCTATGTCTGAAATAACCATATCCAATACAGGCTTACCTTCCCCGCTGATGGAGTTTCTTCAGGCGGAAGCAATAGAGCCGGGCAGTCCTGTAGGCTATCAGACTTGTAAAGCGATCTTTGAGTTTCACCCTTTAGCCGCTAAGATTATTGAAAAACCGATTGTATTAGCCCTATCCAAACCGCGCATTTTGGCGATGGATGTACATCCAAAAGATATGCTGATTAAAGCGTTCCAAGATGAATGGGATAATTTAGAAGCAACCAATGTAATCCGTGACGTTACATTTTTAAAGCGCGTGTATGGTGTAGCCGCCGTAATCTACGGCGCTGAAGGCGTACCTACCGATCAGCCGATTGATCCTTGGACGTTGCCTGATTTAGATATTTACTTTAATAAGCTCGATCCGTTAAACCTTGCTGGCTCAACAGTCACCAATCAAAACCCTAACGCGCCAGACTTTCAAAAGCCTAAAACGTACATTACTGCCGCGGGTCAGCCTTATCACCCATCAAGAAGCTGTATTGTGTTTAATAACACACCAATTTATTTAGCTTATCAATCTTCTGGCTTTGGCTTTACAGGTCGTTCTGTGTTTCAACGCGCCCTATACCCCTTAAAATCCTTTGTTCAGTCTATGGTGACGGACGATTTGGTGACGTTTAAGGCTGGATTACTGGTTATTAAGCAAAAGCAATCTGGCTCAATCGTAAACCGCTTAATGCAAGTAGGCGCGGGAATTAAGCGCAGTATGCTCCAGCAAGGCACTACAGGTAACGTGTTGTCTATTGATGTGGATGAGGATATTGAGTCTATCGACTTGAACAATACTGATACCGCCATGACTACGGCTAGGGACAATATCGTAGCCAATATTGCGGCGGCGACAGAAACCCCAGCCATTTTGCTTAAAGATGAGGCGTTTACCAATGCGTTTGCTGAAGGTACTGAGGACTCTAAAGCAATTGCCCAGTACGTTACAGGTCTGCGTAACGATATGCGCTCCTTATTTACGTTCTTTGACAAAATCGTTATGCACCGCGCATGGAACAAACAGTTTTATGAGGCAGTTCAAGCTAAATACCCTGAAATGTACGCAGGAAAGACTTACGAAGAAGCTTTTTATGAGTGGAAAAACGCTTTCCGTCCACTTTGGGAAAATTTAATTGAAGAAACCCCAAGCGAAAAAGTAAAAACAGAAGAAGTCAAACTCAAAGGTATTACCGAAATGCTAAGAACTATTCTGCCTGTCATTAATCCTGAAAATAGAGCAATTGCCATTCAATGGGCGCAAGACAACTTATCTGAAATGCCTGATATGTTCAAAAGCACAATGCAACTAGATATTGATGCCATTGCAGACTATGAGCCTCCAACTCCCCTAACTGCACCGACTGAGCCACCATCTAAGGACTGATTGTGACATTCTATGAGTGCCTCACAGCCGCCATTAATGAATTTATTATTTATGGCTTCGATAGCCAAGATAGACTCGATTTTTGGGTAAAAGAGCTTAAAAAATCGGCCGTAAAATCATTAATTA